ATGTCAAACGGGGCCTGGACCGATCAAGAGAACGACCTGACCGTCGCGGATTACTTCGCGATGCTGGCCGACGACGTCTGTGGTCGCCCCTACAACAAGGCCGAGCACCGGCGCGGGCTTCTGCCGCTGTTGAATGATCGGTCCGAGGGATCGGTCGAGTTCAAGCACCAGAACATCAGCGCCGTACTGAAGGGGCTGGGTGAGGACTGGATCCCGGGCTACAAGCCCGCCTTCAATTTCCAGATGACGCTGGTGGATGCCGTGGCCCGCTGGCTGGCGCTGAACCCGGCGTGGCTCGACCGCCACTCCGGTGTAGGAGCGCCGACAGGCCTCGCGGAGGCGCGGCCGATCTGGATCGGGCCGCCGCCCACGCTGTCGAACCAGCCGCCGCCGCAGGAGCTGGAGCAGATGCTGCACATCGCCCGCAAATTCGATGTCGCGGCGAGAGACGAACGAAACCGGGCCCTCGGCCGTGCCGGTGAGGAGCGCGTCCTGGCGCATGAACGTGCAGCCCTCAAATCAGCGGGTCGCGACGATCTTGCGCGCAAGGTCCGCTGGGTTTCGGAGGAGGATGGCGATGGTGCCGGCTACGATATCGCGAGCTTTGCACCCGACGGCCGTCCGCGCCTGATCGAGGTGAAGACGACGAATGGCTGGGAACGCACCCCTTTCCACATCAGCCGCAACGAGCTGGCCGTGGCCGAGGAACGGCGTTCGGAATGGTCCCTGTTCCGGCTCTGGAACTTCGCGCGCGAACCGAAGGCGTTCGAGCTGCACCCGCCGCTGGGCGCGCATGTCTCGCTGACCGCGACGTCCTTTCAGGCGAGTTTTTGTTGAGATGCGACCACGATCAGCAGCTAATTAGTGCAATCCGAGCGTGAACTTTACCTTAACATCACTGAGCCAGCGTTCCTGATAGTGTGCCTTGAGATTGGCGGCGCCGATATTCAGCCTTGAAAGCGCTTGCTCCAAGGAGACCAGTTTGTCTTTTTGGCCTGCCTGACACCCGAACTTCATGCTGGCGCGATCAGGGCCGCAAAGAAACCAAACATCATTTCGCTGTAGAGCGTGTATCCAGAGATCAAGCTCTCCGGCATCAAGAGCTGGCATCTCACCATCGAAATTGGCTGCATGCATTGCTCTTTCCAGTTCTGTCACAGCATATATATTCTGGAAGCACTTCCGTAGATCGGAATCCAGTATTTGTTGGTTGATCCGGTTCGCTTTTCCGGTTTGCGCTTCGACGATGCAGGTTTCGACAGTTTCAAGCGCAAATCCTTTGTGTAACGCTGTCCACGTTCCTGTGCGGTGCGCCTCGATAATAACGCAAGCATCGACAAGTATTAAATCGCCACGTTTCATTTACAGGCCAAGCGGGCTTTCAAGGCCATGTTGGCTGTATAGATCGGTCAGTTCCTCAAAGGACAAATCCAATAGCGAGGCAAATCGCCGCTCAGAAATCAAGCCTTCCTGCAAAGCGCAAGCAAGGAGTTCGAGAAACTTCTTGCTCATAAGCGGCGGCGTCTCATTCTTCAAAAGGCCACCGTTGTAGGAGAACCAATCAGTTTCCGTAAATTCTTTGCATGTGCCGCGATTTAGCCTCCCTAGGTCGACCAAGCGCCAAAGCAGCGCTTGGGAAGATACCATGAGTTCAGTGGCAACTTCATTCACATGCTGGACAAAATTGTCGCTTTGTACATCAAGCTTGTCCAAATGCCTTTCCATTACGAACGACGGAAGCAGAAGCCCGGAGGCAAATTTGTCAGCAAGCTGTTCGACACGAGTTTTTGCTTTATTCACCCCGTCGAGATAATCTGGTGGCATAGCTTCCCACGTTAGTATGTGAAAAATTTCATGCGCTAGGTCGAAGCTGCGTCGGGATAGGGGCTCTTGCCGATTGATTATTATGGCATTCATTTCCGGAAGTCGGCATGCTGCCCCAGAAATGCCCTTCTTCGGATCTGCCATTAGAACAATAGCATCAAGCTTTTTTTCGGCGGCACCAACAAGTGCCGCGGCAGGAACATCTCCAAGCTCAAGCTCTGCGGCGACAGCCTCACCAGTGGCAACTGCATCTTCATAAGAGGATTGCTTCGTCAGCCGAACTTCGGCCAGCAACGCACGAGGCCTCTGTTTTAGCTTATCCCTCAATACGCGATATGCACCGATCCACTCGCTTGCAGTGGTTTCGAACTCATATAGGTCCTGTGTATCCACTCCTGACTGGCGCCACGAAAAAGCCCCTTGGCCGGCAAGCAAGTACGGGTTTGTGAAATAGTCCAGCTTGACGTCAAAGATTTCTGTGCAAGCTACGAGCTCTTCTCCGGTCATTCGACGAACACCGTTTTCAATGTTCGATACGATCTGACGGCTCTCAAACTTCAGCAGCTCGGCGAGATCAGCCTGCGACATTCCACGCTGTTCGCGTAGGTGCTTCAATCTATCACCATACATCTGCCGCTCCATCCTGCACTTTCGAAGGGAATCTATCTTGCGAAAGCGCACATCGCAAGAAAATCTTGCGGCCCTCTAACCTCATCGCAGCCATTTGTCTAGTACAAGTTTTCCGAACTATGCCGCTCAGCTCATGGACATGCGTCATGTGGGGCACTGCGCTGCTCGCTGTCAGCGGTGCTGGAGTGAGCCGATAAGAATCTTGGAATCCCAGGAGGGATAAGTTCTGTTGTTAGACCGTGAATGACCTTGCACCTTTTATGCGAACACCCGCTCAGCCTGCTCATTCCATGTCTCCCCAGCCAGAAAACACAGGTCGTACAGACTGACCGCCGATGCCTCGCGGCTGCAGGTCAGGCGCTTCAGCACCTCCGGCGCCAGATAGGCGAGGCGCAGTTGGCGGCTGACATGGCGCTCGGCCAGACCAACGGCCTCGGCCAGTTCCTGGATCGTGGCGAACTCGCCTGCCTCCATGCGCCGCCGCCAGCCCCATGCCCGGCCGATGGCGCGCAGGATGTGCGGGTCCTGCGTCTGATCCTCGCTCGGGCTGTAGTCGGCGGGCGGCATGATCTTGGGCCGCCCGTTCTTCCTGCGCAACTTCAGGGGGATCAGCACGCGGATCGTGTCATTGCCACGGGTCATTCGGCGGCCTCCATGTCACGCGGGGCGATCATCTCGCGGATGACGCCCGCGACACCTTCGCGCCGGATGTCGACCTCGAGCCCGGCGGCGGTGACGGTGACGCGCCGGACCAGCAGCTGGATGATCCGCGCCTGTTCGAGCGGAAACAGCTGCGCCCAGAGCGTGTCGAAATCATGCAGCGCCGCGATGGCCTCGGCTTCGGATACCTGATCGCGCTTCAGCGCCGCCAGCACCTGCGTGACCACCTCGGGGGTCTGCAGAATGCGCCGGACCTCGGTGACGATGGCGTCCTCGACCATGCCCGCAGGCAGGCGGACCGGTGCTTGATCGCTACCGTTGTCGTCCTCCGTGGTGCGATTCTTGATCACGTCCATCGAGACGTAATAGCGGTAGAGCTTGCCGCGTTTCTTGGTTGCGGTCGGGGTCATCGCCGCGCCGGTGTCGGTGAAGATCAGGCCCTTCAGCGGTGCGGGCGTCTGCATGCGGCTGTTGCTGGACCGCGCGTGGCGGTTGCCCTGCAGGATGGCGTCGACCTGATCCCAGACCTTGTCGGTGACGATGGCCTCGTGCTCGCCCGGATAGGCCTTACCCTTGTGGACGGCCTCGCCGCGATAGACGCGATTGCGGAGCACCCGATAGAGGTAGCCCTTGTCGATCAGCGTGCCCTGCTTGCTGCGAAACCCCTCCCGCCGCAGTTCCTTCGCCAGCATCGTGGCCGAGCCGAGTTCGACGAAGCGCTCGAAGATCCGGCGCACAGCGGCGCCCTCAGCCTCGTTGATCACCAGCTTGCGGTCCTGCACATCATAGCCGAGCGGCACATAACCCCCCATCCAGATCCCGCGCTTGCGCGAGGCGGCCACCTTGTCGCGGATGCGTTCGCCGATGACCTCGCGTTCGAACTGGGCGAAGCTGAGCAGGATGTTCAGCGTCAGCCGCCCCATCGACGTGGTCGTGTTGAAGGACTGCGTGACCGAAACGAAAGTGACGCCGTTGCGGTCGAAGACCTCGACCAGCTTTGAGAAATCCATCAGGGCGCGGCTGAGCCGGTCGATCTTGTAGACCACGACCACGTCGATCAGCCCGTCGTCGATGTCGGCCAGCAGCTGTTTCAGCCCCGGCCGGTCCAGATTGCCGCCCGAGAAGCCGCCGTCGTCATAGCGGTCGCGGGTGGCGACCCAGCCCTCGGATTTCTGGCTGGCGATATAGGCTTCGCAGGCCTCCCGCTGGGCGTCTAGGCTGTTGAACTCCATGTCGAGGCCTTCCTCGCTCGACTTGCGGGTATAGATGGCGCAGCGCAGGCGGCGGCCGGGGCGTGCGTTCATGTCCATGGTCAAACCTCCCGCGGTCGGACCTGCAGCCCGAAGAAGCGATAGCCGTTCCAGCGCACGCCGGTGATTTCCCGCGCAATGCCGGAGAGCGATTTGTACTTGCGGCCCTGCCACTCAAAACCGTCCTTCAGCACGGTGATGATGTGCTCGACCCCGTTCCATTCCCGGATAAGCCGCGTGCCTGCCACCGGATTGCGGGGATCCGCGATCTGGTTCTTGCGGCGGGAGACGCCCTCGACCTCGTCGGCAAGCAGGTCGAGCATGCGACGGGTCTCGTGGTCGGGGCCGCCATAGGTCAGTTCCTGGAGGCGATAGGCGATGCGGGCCTCGAGAAAGGTGCGGCTGTTGTTCGGCGCGGCGCTGCCGAGGAGCCGTTCCCATTCGGTCTTCAGTTCTTTCACCGACATGGCCTTGAGCGCGGCGATGCGCGACAGGACGCTCTGGTCCAGGCGCGCGTCCTGCCCGGGCTTGGGCGTCGTTATCTTACTGTGATGCTTCATCAATTCCTCCGATGCGGATGCGTTTCCTGCGACGACCACCGCTCTTTCGGGGCGGGTAGTCCACGGAACTGTCTCCGCCGGCGGGCGATAAAGAACTGGAGTTCCCGGCAGTCAGGCGAACGACGCCTGCGGCGAGGATGCGGCCCAACTCGGCAAGCCGGGCATCAGGGGACATGCGTTCAGGGCATAGAGGATTGGGCCCGGAAACCGGGTCTTCGGGGGGAATGGACATGGCGGGTTTTCGCGACTGTTGTGATAGGCGAAATGTGTCGCGAAATCATAAAAATATCAAGTAAATCAGTTTGTTACGGACTCATGCGGTCGCTGCGCAGCGTTGCGAAAACCTGCGTAGCTGATATGTCCCTGCGCTCTCCTCTAGGTCGGACGGCCGTGGCGAATCAACCCGTCCGGCCGTCCATGAACCTGTCGAAGCTGTCGAGGACCGGCTCTTCCTCCAGATCGGCCATTTCCCATCGCGATGGGGCGCGGTCGGGGTAGAGCAGAAGCGAGATCGTCATCTGATCATTGCTGGGCGAGAACACAGTCATCTCGTGGACCGGTTCAGAGCCGAGCCAGATGCCAGCGGGATGGTGGCAACCGTAGCGCCCTTCATCCCCGTCCACCTCTTGCGCCGCAAGCGAGGCGGGCGGCAATTCGATCACCTCTTGCCGCGCCCGGTAGAAAACCCCGGACTTCAAGAGCGGTTCGCTGGACCAGGCCCAATCGATGAAGCCTTCCTTGCCGACCACGATCATCGCGCGTTTGTCGGTGATGGTCATCCATTTGAGGATCGCGGCGGTCAGCGATACGGCATAGCGATCCGCGAGCTCGGTCATCACGTCGATGTCGATGATCCGGCCTTTGATCTGCGCGCGGAAATCGTCGAGGGGCATCAGCAGGTAGGAGGCGAATGTGTTCGCCTCCGCCTCGATCCTGTTCCGGGCCTCATCCCAGTCGGCCATGTTGCGGCTGGAGCATTGGAGCCCACGCGGGTTGGCCTGCCGGTGCAGGAGGTAATGCCCGAGCTCATGCGCCAGCGTGAAGTTGCGCCGCCCCGCCGACCGGATGGTCTCGTTGTAGACGATGCCCCACTCGCCCGCGCAATGCGGATTTGGCAGCAGCATGCCTTCGACGCCCTTAGAGAGTTTCAGCCCTTGCACCATCGTGATTGGCGCGTCCGGAAAGACCTGACGCGAGAAGTCCTGCGCGAGCGCGGCCACATCGATAGGGAAACGCGGCAGCCCGTGCACCGCCTGATGCACGGACAGGATTTTCGTCAGGCGGTTGGCCCAGCTCTGAGGCGTCGTCGGCAGACTCAATCCTTCTTTCCCCACATGTCGATCATCTGCTTGATTTTCTCTTGGTCATCCAAGTCGAGCTTTTTGAAGCTTCGGTAGAACGCCTCCTTGAAGACCTCTTCTTCGGGTTCGGTGTTGTCGTCGAGCAAGTAATCTGTAGTGACCGACAGCGCTCCTGCGATCTTCGTCAGCTTCTCGCCCGAAGGTTTTCGCGTATCGCGGTTCTCGAGTTCCCAGAGGTAGCTCTTGCTGGAGTCGGTCAGCTCGGCGAGCTTGTCGAGGGAGTATCCCTTTTCCTGACGGTGGCGCTTGATCTTCGCGCCGAGGGACGTGGTCATCGTATCATCCTTGGTATCCTTGGTTGCAGGACGTTTGTTCGCTATGCCGAACAAATTTGTGCCGCGCAAGTAGACGTGGCGATTTGTTCGGTATATATCGAACAACATTGTATCGCAATTTTGTGATTCTGTCCTCCCCCCGGCCAAAGAAAGGGCTCTCATGACCGCCATCGCCGCGTTTCTCCGCAAGACCCCCGTGATCCGTCTGCAGGATTACTTCACTGCTGGCGGGTTTACCTCGCTTGCGCCCATCGACTGGCCGAAGCCCGAGCCCGAGGTGGTAGAGTCGCTGATCAAGGCCGTCGACGCCATGTCCGATGACGAAAAGCAGCGCGTCGTCCTCGATGCGGCCCGCGTGGCGGCGCTGGCGGATGAGCCCGGCCAGAACGCGTTGCAGAACGTCGTCGTGAACCGCGCGGTGTTCGATGCGCTTGAGGGGGCCAACAACCGCTCGCTCTGGGTTTTCCTGAACGAATACGATCGGTTCCGCAAAGCCGAGGAGGTGCGCTACAATGACGAGCATCGCCGGACGCGGTCGTGGAGCGGGTTCGGCGTCGACGCCAATCTTGTGGTGAAGAAAGACCCGATGTCGCTCGCGGCATTTACGACCGCGATCCGTGAGCGGTTCGAAACGCCCAACGTCCATGTCGACATCTTCGACCGCCATCGGGTGATCCTCGAGGGCGAGGAATGCGAACTAGTCCAGGTCGCGGTCTACCGGGAGGGGCGTCCCGAAGATACGTTGGGCTTCAACGCCAACAGCACCCTGTCGCGTCGGATCGTGAAGCCGGTCTTCGAGGCGGCGCTGACCTATGAGGCTGCGACCGGGGTGATCGAGGTCGTGGCCAAGACGCGCGAGGACCGGATCGACCTGACCCGGTACATGGCGCGCGACCTGCTGGGCATCACCCTTGATGAAGAGCAGTCGCTGCCGCTGCGCGAGTACGATCTCAGCATGCTGCTGCGGCCGTTCGACTTCCCGACTGACCCGGCCGACGGGATTGCCGGCGTGACCGTCAAGGAATTGCGCCTGATGGATCTGGGCGATGCGAAGGAGCGCATCACGCTCGAATCCATGTCGGGTGCCGACCGGACGATCTGGCAGATGGCGGAGCACCGGATTGGCCTCGACATCGGTGGCGGCGCGCGGATCTTGGGTGGCGTCGGCGACGCGGCGGAATGGGTTGTCACCCGTGCGCGCTTCACCATCAAGTTCCACCCGGGCCCCGATGGCGGGCGGGGCAAGTCGCTGTCGCTGACCGTGACCATGCCGCATGGCTGCAACCTGAAGGACATGACGCCGCAAGAGCGCCTGATCGGCGAGAAGTATTTGCGGCTCTGGGGCATCCTGAAAGACGACAACGACGAAGGCGACATCCTTGAGTAAGCGTGTGATCGACCTTCTGCTGCGGGCCATGGAAGCCCGCAGCATGTCGCTCCAGACATCGGCGTTGCACCAGTTCTCGCGAAGCGCGACCGACGCTTTGATCGCGGCAAAGCTGTTGGTGCCGAGCGGGCATGTCCCGGTCGTCGTCGGGATGGATGACTATGAGGATGAACCGCTCGAGGCCACCTGGTCGGCCGAGCTGAAATCGTTCGGCTATCACGACAGCACCGGCCGTTGGGTCAAGGTCGCCAATCAGGACATCGCGGCGTGCAGGGTCGACTACGGTCTGGCTCTTGCCAAGATGCTGGTGGCGTTCGAGCGCGCCGGGCCTTCCCGCCCGACTCCCTTGGTCTCGGATCTGATCTGGGAGGTGGGAACAATCAAGCTCGCCGGAGCGAAGGCCCCGGTGCCCGTCTGGTTTGCCCGGCGGCTTGGCGATCCGGGGGTCTGGGCACAGCTCGAGGCGCTGATCGGGCGCAAGCCGCCTCAGGAAATCCGCATCATCCTGACCTCCACACCCGGCGAGCGTATCCCGGCGACCGCCCAGAAGCGCAACCACATCATCAACGTGGCGGATGTTGCGGGTGATCCGGCGAAGCTCGCGATCTCGCCCCAAGTCCTCGGGGCTCGGGTGTTCCCCGGACAAGTGCAGCGTCGTTTCCCGATCGATCATTCGGATGACTACGGCATCGTCCGGCTGCGCGGTGAAACCCTCACCTTCGGCAGCGACAAGCAGCGACAACTCTTGGGGCTGCTGTTCGACGCCTACTGGTCGGGATCGCCTGTGTGCCGGACCGCGGTCGTGCTTTTCGAGGCGGGCTACGGGGACAGCACGAACGCGTTCTCCAAGGTTTTCAGCGGTCGCGACGACTGGCGCTCGTTCATCAAATATGCTGACGGAAACTGTTGGATCGAGCCCTGATCCGATCAGCCATCGCCATTTTGAAGGCCGTCCATCAGGGCGGCCTTTTGCTTTTGTGACTTTCCTACCGGCTTCCCTACCGGTGCCCTCCCTCAGCCCTACCACCCCCTCCGCCATGTTGAACCCGCAAGCGTTCGCAGAAATCCCAAGGAGGTTCACATGGCGACCAGGCACCTTTCCCAGATCGAGCTGGCGGCTCGCTGGAACATTTCGCACCGCACGCTGGAGCGCTGGCGGTGGACGGGCGAAGGCCCGAAATTCATCAAGCTCGGCGGCCGGGTGATCTACCGGCTCGAGGATGTCGAGGCCTTCGAGGCCGAGCAGATCCGCGGCGTGGATCACGAACCCCATCGTCCGATGTCGGCGTGAGGGGGCGGAACATGACGATCTCCAACCACATCACCCTGGCCGATATCCACCGCATGCCCGTGGGCCAGATCGCGGCGCTGCCCGCCGATCAGCTTGCGCTGCTGAAAGGCGCGGCGGAGGAGCAACTGACGCAGGCGAAGTCGGTCGCGGACTGGCTCGACGGGGCCATCTCCCTCAAATACGCCGGCCGCGCCCAGGACACCCGCCAGGAGGCGGGCAAGGACACCGGCACGATCCGGTTCGAGGATGACGGCGTCACCGTGATCGCCGAACTGCCCAAGCGCATCGACTGGGATCAGGCGTTGCTGGCGCAGATCGCTGAAAATATCGCCTCGGCGGGCGAGGACCCGGCGGAATTCATCGAAACCAAGCTGTCGGTCTCCGAACGCAAATATGGCGCATTGCCGGAAAGCTGGCGCAAGGGCTTCGAGCCCGCGCGCACGGTCCGCACCGGCAAGCCCAAGTTCCGCCTCGTGCTGAACGAGGAGATGCGCTGATGGCCATTTCGCTCGCGTCCCTGCGCACGACCTCGGTGCTGACCCCGCCGCGCATCCTGATCCACGGCGTGGCCGGGGTGGGCAAATCCACCTTCGCAGCCGATGCCGACCGGCCCGTCTTCCTCATGACCGAGGATGGCCTGGGCAAGCTGCAGGTGCCGCATTTCCCGCTCGCCACCAGCTATGCGGAGGTGGCCGAGGCGCTTGATGCGCTGCTGAACGAAGACCACGATTTCGGTACGGTCGTCGTCGACAGCGTCGACTGGCTGGAGCCGCTGATCTGGACCGAGGCCTGCAAGCGCAACGGCTGGGCCTCGATCGAGGCGCCGGGGTTCGGCAAGGGCTATGCCGAGGCGCTGACTATCTGGCGTGAATATCTCGACCGGCTCAACGCGCTTCGCGACCGCAAAGGCATGGTGGTCATCCAGATCGCCCATACCGACATCAAGCGCTTCGACAGCCCCGAGCACGAGCCCTACGACCGCTATGTGATCAAGCTGCAGACCCGCGCCTCGGCGCTGCTGCAGGAGCATTCGGACGTGGTGCTCTTCGCCAACTATCAGATCTCGGTCGCGAAATCCGATGTCGGCTTCAACAAGAAGGTGACCCGGGCGCTCGGGTCGGGTGCGCGCGTCATGCACACCGAAGAGCGCCCCGCCTTCCTTGCCAAGAACCGTTACGGCCTGCCGGACACACTGCCGCTGATGTGGTCGGAGTTCCTCGCGGCCATGCCCCAATCCCAATGAACTGAACAAGGACAAGACCATGGCACGTTTCGACACGTCCTTCGACGCCACCAGCGTCGAGCCCACCACCGCCTACGAGCTGTTGCCCGCAGGCAAATACCGCGCCCAGATCGTCGAGAGCGAGATGCGCGTCACGAAGAACGGCATGGGCCAGTTTCTCTGGCTGATGCTCGACATCCTCGAGGGCGAGCACAAGGGCCGGAAGATCTTCGACCAGCTGAACCTGGTGAACCCGAACCCGACCACGGTGGAGATCGCGCAGCGCACGCTCTCGGCGATCTGCCACGCCACGGGCCGGATGCATGTCAGCGACAGCGAAGAGCTGCACCTGATCCCGATGACGATCCAGGTGAAGATCCGGCCGCCGAAGAACGGCTACGGCGAGAGCAACGCGATTGCCTACCTGCCGCCTGAGCGTGGTTCGGCCCCGGCCGCCCGTCCGGCGAAGCCCGCGCCCGATCCGGCCGGCTCTTCGGTGCCGCCGAAAATGGCCTCCGCGCCCTGGAACAAGAAGGGCTGAGCCTTCGCGCTGCCCTGCGCCCTGACTGACGGGGCAGCGCGCAACCCCATCTAAGGAAACTCCCATGACTGACATGACCAACGCGGCCCCCGTGGCCGTGAACAGCCCCGGCTTGCCTGATGATCAGCGCCGATTGATCGAGCTCGACGATGCCATCGCCAAGATCCGCACGCAGATCGCGACGGCCGATCTGGCCCGCCAGCGCGGCCAGAAGCCCATAGATCCGGACTGGTTCCACCGGGCCCGCACGGCGCTCCGCCACCTGTGCCGCGAGCGCGCTGAACTGCTCGCCCAAGGCACCGGTCGCCGTCGTCGCGAAAAGCTCAAGGACGCCCTGATCGGCATCCTGCGCGAACGCCATGACCCCGAGACCTGGGATGGCATTCTGGCCGAGGCGCAGGCCCGCACTGAACGGGAGGGTCTGTAATGGCAGAACTTCCCGAAGCCCCCACGCCGACGCTGACGGCGATCTATGCCGATTACGAAGCCCGCCAGGGCGATGGCTTCCGCGATCACCTCGGGGCGTCGATCATCGGCAAATCCTGTGCCCGGGCGCTCTGGTACGATTTCCGCTGGGTCACGCCCGCGCGCCATTCTGGCCGCCTTCTGCGCCTCTTCGAGACGGGTCAACAGGAAGAGGACCGGCTCGTGCGCAACCTGCGTGCCACCGGGGCGACCGTGCTCGAGGTCGATCCCGAGACCGGACGTCAGTTCCGGGTCGAAGCCCATGGCGGCCATTTCGGCGGCTCGCTGGACGGCGTGGCCCTTGGTCTCCTGGAGGCGCCGAAGTCCTGGCATGTGCTGGAGTTCAAGACCCACTCGGTCAAGAGCTTCAATGAGTTGGTCGCGAAGGGCGTCGTTCTAGCGAAGCCCCAGCATGCCGCGCAGATGCAGATCTACATGTACCTGACGGGCATCACGCGCGCCCTCTACGTCGCGGTCTGCAAAGACACCGACGCGCTGCATGTCGAGCGGATCGAGGCGGACCGCGCCATGGCCGAGCGTCTTCTGGAAAAGGCCGGGCGCATCATCTTCGCCCAGCATCCGCCCGCGCGGATCAGCGAGGATCCGGCCTGGTTCGAATGCCGATTCTGCGATCACCATGCCGCCTGCCATGACGGCGGTGGTGCCGCGGTGACCTGCCGGTCTTGCCTGCATGCGACGCCGGTCGATGGCGGTTGGCACTGCGCGCGACACGACCGGATGCCGGCGCCTGCCGAGCAACGCGCCGCCTGCGGCCGCCATCTCTTCATCCCCGATCTCATCCCGGGCGAGGTCATCGATGCGGGCGACGATGTCGTCACCTACCGCATGGCCGATGGCTCGACCTGGACCAATGACGCCCGTTCCCCGGAGGCCGCGCCATGCTGACCCTGCGCCCCTATCAACAGGCCGCGATCACCGCGATCTACGGCTATTTCCAGACCCACACCGGCAATCCGCTGGTGGTCATTCCGACCGCGGGCGGCAAGTCGCTCGTCATGGCGTCCTTCATCGAGGGCGTGCTGAAGGCCTGGCCCGATCAGCGCATCCTGATCGTGACCCATGTCCGCGAGCTGATCGCCCAGAACCATGCGGAGATGATCGGCCTCTGGCCCGAGGCCCCGACGGGCATCTATTCGGCGGGCCTCGGCAAGCGCGAGGCGCAGGCGCGGATCCTCTTCGCCGGTATCCAGTCGATCCACCGCCGCGCAGCCGAGATCGGCCATACCGATCTGGTGCTGATCGACGAGGCGCATCTGATCCCCGGCAAGTCGAGCACGATGTATCGGCGCTTCCTCGACGCGCTGAAGGCGATCAACCCGGCGCTCAAGGTGATCGGGCTGACCGCCACGCCGTTCCGGCTCGACTGCGGGATGCTGCATGAGGGGCAGAATGCGCTCTTCACCGACATCGCCTACGAGGCCCCGGTCCGCGAGCTGATCGATGCGGGGTATCTGAGCCCTCTGGTCTCGAAACAGCCCGCCACCCGGCTCGACGTCTCGAAGGTGGGCACCCGCGCGGGCGATTTCATTGCGCGCGATCTGGCGGCGGCAGTCGATCAGGACGCCATCACCCGCGCGGCCGTGACCGAGATCATCGCGCATGGCCGCGACCGGAAATCCTGGCTGGCCTTTTGCTCGGGCGTCGAGCATGCGCGCCATGTGGCCGAGGAATTCGGCCGCCAGGGCATCAGCTGCCGCACGATATTCGGCGACACGCCGAAGGACGAGCGCGATGCGATCCTTGCCGCCTTCAAGCGCGGCGAAATCCGCGCGCTGGCCTCGATGGGCGTGCTGACCACCGGCTTCAACGCGCCCGGTGTCGACCTGATCGCGCTGCTGCGTCCCACGCAATCGGCCGGGCTCTATGTGCAGATGGTCGGGCGCGGCACCCGCCTCGCGCCGGGCAAGGAGAATTGCCTGGTGCTGGACTTCGCCGGCAATGTCCGCCGCCACGGGCCGATCGATCTGGTGCGGCCCAAGCGCCCCGGTGACGGCGGCGGGGGTGAGGCCCCGACCAAGGTCTGCCCGGACTGTGACAGCATCATCGCGCTATCGGCGACGGAATGCCCGGATTGCGGCTATGTCTTCCCGGCGCGCGAGGTGAAGATCGCGCCGACGGCCGCTACGCTGCCGGTGCTTTCGCCGAAGCAGCAATGGCTTCCGGTCACGGGCGTTTCCTATAGCCGCCACGACAAGGCTGGCGGCCGTCCGTCGCTCAAGGTGACCTATAGTAGCGGCCTTGCCACCTACAGCGAATGGGTCTGCCTCGAGCATCAGGGCTATGCCCGCCAGAAGGCGGCCGATTGGTGGCGCAAGCGCGCGCCCGGCTGCCCCGTGCCGTTGAGCGTGGCCGAGGCCCTCGCGCAGACGAGCCGCCTTGCGCGCCCCAGCGACATCTCGGTCCGCCCCTCGGGCCGCTATCTTGAGATCTCCGGTTACAGGTTCGCCCCATGCGCCCATCCGACCCCGGCCTCTGCGCCGTCTGCCACCGAGAACCTCGCGGGTTTGGCTGGTTCGAACCGGGGTTCCGCCGCACCGACCCGCGGCGTGACGCCAGCCGCAAGCGGCTCTGCAGCCGTGCCTGCCAGGACCTCTGCCATGGGAGGAAGGGCATGATCGATCCCACCCCGAACGAGACCGAGGCCATGGCCTTTGGCGGCCAGATGGGCGGCGAATATCTGGAAGCCATCGGCAAGTCCGATCTGGCGACCCTGTCCGAGGAGGAATGGGCCCGGTTTCTCGATGCCGTCGTCACCGGCTATTGCGACCACCTGCGCGCGCTGGCGGCGAAGGATCGCAACCGGCTCGACGCGATGGCGCCGGAGGTGCCGTTCTGATGGCCGACACGTCCTGGATGGCGCGCTTCGGCGCGCGGCTCGTCACCAATGGCTATGCCATCCTGCCGATCGGCCCGGGCACCAAGAAGCCCGGCCGGTTCCAGCGCGGGGGCTGGGCCGATTACCGGGAATGGAACCGCCATGCCGAACGCCCGACCACGGAGGTCGAGGTCGCGACCTGGGCTGCCTGGCCCGATTGCGGCATCGGCATCGTCGGAGGTGCGGTGGCGGCGGTCGACATCGACATCGCGGCGGACGCCGAACTGGCATTGCAGATCGAGGCATTGGCCCGGGCGCGCCTCGGCGACACGCCCGCGCTGCGCATCGGCCGCGCCCCGAAGCGCATGCTGGTCTATCGCACGGCCGCACCGTTTCGGGGCATCAAACGCCATCCGCTCGAGGTGCTCTGCCTCGGGCAGCAGTTTCTGGCTTATGCCGACCACCCCGACACCGGCGCGCCCTATGTCTGGCCCGACGAGGGGCTGGCCGATCTCGATATCAGCGACCTTCCCGAAATCACGGCGGAAGCGGCGACGGCCTTTCTGGATGAAGCCTATGCGATGCTACCCGAGGCCCTGCGCCAGCGCGGGCTGCGATCGGCAACACCGGCCACACTGCTGCGCAACCACGGGCAGATCGGCACCTTGCCCGCCATCCGGTCGGCGCTCGACTGGCTGCCGAATGACGAGCTCGATTACGACAGCTGGATGCGCATCGGCATGGCGCTGAAAGGCGCGCTTGGCGATGAAGGCGGCGAGGTCTTTGCCACCTGGTCGGCCCAGGCGGCCAAGGACGTGCCCGCGACCACGGCCCGCGCTTGGGCGAGCTTCAAGCCCGACCGGATCGGCGCGGGCACGATCTATCACCTCGCCATGGAACGCGGCTGGCAGCCCGATGCCGCCTTGCGCCTCGATGGCAGCGTCGATCAGGACGGCCCACATCCGGCCGCCGATCTGCTGGCCCGATTGGAGGGGAGCGCACCGACCGTCACCGGCCCGGAAAATCCAACCTTCAGCCTGACCATCCCCGATGGCCTCGTGGGCGATCTGACCGGCTACATGCTGGCCACCGCGCGCAGGCCACAGCCGCTTCTGTCGCTCGGGGCCAGCCTCTGCGCCATTGGCGCGCTGATGGGGCGGCGGTACCGCACGACCAGCAACCTGCGCTCGAACCTCTATGTCGTGGGGATCGCGGACAGCGGCTCGGGCAAGAACCACGCCCGCGAGATCATCAACGAGGTCTTCTTTGAGGCGGGTCTCGCCCACCATCTCGGCGGCAACAAGATCGCCTCTGGCGCGGGGCTCCTGACCGCGCTCCACCGCCAGCCGGCGATCCTGTTCCAGATCGACGAATTCGGGATGTTCCTGTCGGCCGCCGCCGACCGCAAGCGCAGCCCGCGCCACATCACCGAGATCCTCGACAACATGACCGAGCTGTTTACGGCGGCGGGCGGGATCTTCCTCGGGGCGGAATATGCGAACCGCGACGGCACCAATGAACGGCGCGACATCAACCAGCCCTGCCTTTGCGTCTATGGCACCACGACGCCCTTGCATTTCTGGGGCGCGCTGCAGGGCGCGAATGTGGTCGACGGCTCGCTCGCGCGCTTTCTGATCCTGCCGAGCGATGAGGACTATCCGGACGAGAACCTCGCGGTCGGCATCCGGCAGGCCCCGCTCGCGCTGATCCATGCGCTCCAGCTGGTCGCGAACGGCGGCGGGGCCGTGAAGGGCAACCTGACCGGCAAGACCGCCGATCAGAATACCGCCGTGAACCCGATGACCGTGCCGATGTCGGACGCGGCAAGGGCAAGGTTTGCCGAGCTCAGCGACGCCCTGACCGAGGAGCTACGGGCAGCGGCCGGGACGGCCTTCACCGCCATTCTCGCCCGCATCGGGGAGAATGCGTTGAAGCTGGCGCTGATCGTCGCTGTCGGGCGCGACCCGGTGCGCCCCGAGATCGACATTACCGCAGCGGACTGGGCCATCGGCTTCGTGCGCCATTACGCGCGGCGCACCATGGAAGCGGTCGAGCGCCATGTGGCGGATACCGAGACCGAGGCGCATCTGAAGCGCCTGAAGGAGATCGTCCGCGCCGCCGGGCCCAAGGGGATCACCAAATCCGAGATCACCCGCGCCTCCCAATGGCTGAAATCGCGCGACCGCGACGAAATCCTGCTGACGCTGATCGAGAGCGGCGACATCACGACGGGCATGCGCGGCTCCTCGACCAAGCAGGCCATGGTCTACCGGATGGCGCGGTGGGGCGGGTGACCGGAGATCCTTCAATCCGCCTGAAACTGCCCATGAAGCCGAACTACCGACAAGCAGCAGAAACAAAAGGGAAAAACCGGATCCTTCAAATCCTTCAATCTTTCAAGAGGACTCCTTTCCCTTATACGCGTGCACGCGTGGTCTAATATTGGGAGAGAGATGCCCATTGAAATATTGAATAATTGAAGAATTATATATTACATATACAGGACAACCACTTAGGGGCGAAAATCTTTCAAGACGCCCCTCTGAAGGTTCTGAAGGATTTGCCAGGCGGCACACCCGCCCAGCCCATGAACTGACCAGACCACCCTTCGGGGCCTGGCGAGACCGCAGCCTTCACCGGCCAGCCCGCTCGCCTCGCTCACAAACGCGAAGAGGAGGTCTCTCATGACCCAATCCAACGAACACCCGCGCTGCATCCTGGCGCTTGATCTCGGCACCACCACCGGCTGGGCCTTGCGCAGCCACGACGGGCTGATCACCAGCGGCACCGCCAGTTTTCAGCCTGGGCGCTATGACGGCGGTGGCATGCGCTATCTGCGCTTCACCAACTGGCTGACCGAACTGGACCGACTGTCGGGGCCCATCGCCGTGATCTGGTTCGAGGAGGTCCGCCGCCACGCCGGAACCGATGCGGCCCATGTCTATGGCGGGCTGATGGCCTCGCTCACCAGCTGGGGCGAGTTGCGGGGCATCCCCTACGAGGGCGTGCCGGTGGGCACGATCAAGCGCCATGCCACTGGCAAGGGCAACGCGCCCAAGCAAGCCATGATCGATGCGGCCCGCGCGAAAGGCTTCAGCCCCGAAGACGACAACGAGGCCGATGCCATCGCCATCCTGTTCTGGGCGCTCGACGCCCGGGGAGGTGCGGCATGAGGTTCCACCCCAAGGGCTATGGCGGCCAGCGCCGGTCGCCTGATGAGGTGAAGCGCGACGGCTGGCGCGAACAGGGCCTGCTAGCCGTCAGCGTGGATGACCAGCGTCTGACCTGGCCCGAGCGCGAACTCGTCGAGCAGCTGGGCACGCGGCTTTATGGTCCGCGCCCGGCCGAGGATCTGCGCCATGGCTGAGCACATCTGGACCGCCGAGGACGTCGCCGATCATTTCGAGGAGGCCTTCCGCACCCTGCGCAAGCTGCCGCCGGTGAAGGTGCAGGGCTATTTCAACGCCTGGCCGCAAGTCATCCGCACCGAACGCGAGATCCTCGCCATGGAGCCCGAACCGATGCGGGTCTGGCCCTCGGCCGCCGCGATCTCGCGGCTCGAGCAGACCTTCGATTGGGTGCTCTGGCTCGGCGAGAGCGAGCGCCGCCTGATCTGGTGGCGCGCTGCCCGGCGGCCGTGGAAGCAGATCACCCATGAGCTGGGCGTCGACCGCAGCACCGCATGGCGCCAGCACAAGCTCGCGCTCACCAAGATCGCCGCGCGGCTGAATGCTGCGCGAGCATGAAGTGTTGCAACACTTTGGTCTTCGACAGCTGCAACATATCCGTGCTATCTGAAGGATATGATGGGGAGAGTGCGTCGGAAGACGGCTCTCCCCGTTTCCGTTCGCGCGGACCGGCGACAGCAGGGCCGCAGCGATGCGCATTTCCTTGAAATCGGCGGGTCCTTCCCGGCGTCCACCCTATGCGGGCGGGCGAAGCGCGAGGGTTTCCTAGTGACGCCCCTGAAAACACCCGTTTCGTTTCGCCTGGTCCCACGCGGCAACGAGCACAGGGTCTGACCGCCGGAAACCACATTCCTGAACCGAAACGGCTCCGCGGGGGCATTTCGGTTCACGCCCCCATTTCGCCGCCCGGCACCCCAAGGACATTCCCATGGACGTCGTCGACCTGCCGCTCGAGCAGATCATTCCCTATGCGCGCAATCCCCGGCGCAACGAGCAGGCCATCGCCACGGTCGCGGCCTCGATCCAGGAGTTCGGCTGGCGTCAGCCCATCGTGGTGGACGAGGCGATGGTCGTGCTCGCCGGGCACACAAGGCTGGAGGCTGCGCGCAAGCTCGGCTTCAAGACCGCGCCGGTGCATGTCGCCAAGGGGCTGACCGCGTCCCAGGCGCGCGCTTTTCGGATCATGGACAACCGTTCCGGCGAGAATGCCGAATGGGACAAGGACCTCTTGAACCTCGAACTGGCGGACCTGCTGGAGGCGGATTTCGACCTTGGCCTGACCGGCTTCACCGAGGACGAGGTGAACGCGCTGCTGTCGAGCCTCGATGCGGGCACCGGTCCGCAGGAGGGCGAAGACGAGATCCCAGAAACACCGGAGGAGCCGATCAGCCGTCCCGGCGATCTCTGGCTGCTCGGGCACCACCGGCTTCTCTGTGGCGACAGCACGGTCGCCACAGATGTCGAGCGGCTGCTCGGCCCGGTGAAGCCGCTGCTGATGGTCACCGATCCGCCCTACGGCGTGGAATACGACCCGGGCTGGCGCAACCAGGCGGGGGCGGCCAAGACGAAGCGCACCGGCAAGGTGCTGAACGATGATCGCGCCGACTGGCGCGAGGCCTGGGCGCTGTTCCCCGGCGATGTCGCCTATGTCTGGCACGGCGCGCTGCATGCGGCGACCGTGGCGGAAAGCCTCGAGGTCGCGGGCTTCGCCATCCGGTCCCAGATCATCTGGGCCAAGGAGCGGCTGGTGCTGAGCCGGGGCGATTATCACTGGCAGCACGAGCCTGCCTGGTACGCGGTGCGCAAGTCCGGCAAGGGCCATTGGGCGGGCGACCGCAAGCAGACAACGCTCTGGCATATCTCGCGCAAGGATCAGGACGAAAAGACCGTCCACGGCACCCAGAAGCCTGTGGAATGCATGCGTCGGCCGATCCTCAACAACTCGAGCCCGGGTCAAGCGATCTACGAGCCCTTCATGGGATCGGGCACCACGTTGATCGCGGCCGAGACCACGGGCCGCGTCTGCCTCGGTATCGAGCTGAACCCGGCGTATGTCGATGTGGCCGTCCAGCGCTGGCAGAAATTCACCGGGAAACAGGCCGTCCTCGACGGGGATGGAACGGCCTACGACGACCTCAAGACCAAAGACCGCTGAGGAATGGATGACCTGGCTTTACCTTCCGCAGGCCTGCCTGACGGAACAGGCGACGCATGCCTCTTCGGCCTCTCGCTCTGCTCCGGCGCCGGTGGCATCGATCTCGGGCTCACCATCGCCTTGCCCGGATATCGAACTGTGGGCCATGTCGAACGGGAAACCTATGCCGCAGCCACTCTCGTGGCGCGGATGGAAGACGCGGCCCTGGATCATGCGCCTGTCTGGGACGACGTTGCCACCTTCAACGGCCGCCCGTGGCGCGGCGCGGTGGACATCGTCACTGCGGGCTATCCGTGCCAGCCGTTCTCCGTCGCGGGCAAGCGCCGGGGCACGGACGACCCGCGCCACCTCTGGCCGCATGTCGCCCGCATCATCAGCGAGGTCGAGCCACCCTTTGTCTTCCTCGAGAATGTCGCCCATCATCTCCGCCTCGGCTTCCCCGAAGTCGCCAGCGGACTGGTCGGCATGGGCTACCGCCTTGCGGCAGGCCTCTTCACGGCGGCGGAAGTCGGCGCGCCCCACAAGCGCGAACGGCTCTTCATCCTCGCCATCCGAGAGGAGGACGAGCTGGCCGACCCCGCGCGCCTGCTCTGGCACCCGGTCGAGTGGCGGGAACCGGACGGAATTGCTGCGCCTGTGGCCGACGCCGAGGGCCAGCGCCAACGAGAACCGGCAGACGAAGCCGACGCCCTCGCAGGCAGCGGGCCAGCACGGGATGAATCTGGCGACGACGGCTGCAATGTGGCCGACGCCGCAGACCGACAGCTTTCGCAGCCGGGGTGGCGACAGGCGCGACGAGAAGTGTCTCGACGGCATGGCGCGGGATTGGCCGACGCCAATGGCAACGGACGGAAACAAGCCGAGTGCCGGCAATCGCAAGACGGCCGATCTGACCCATGCCAGCCAGATGTGGATGACGCCGACGGCGCGGGATCACAAGGACGGGGCGACGAGCCTCGCGAACACGCCGGTGAACGGGCTACGGCGTTGCGGTCGTGACGCAGATTCTGATCTTCCCGATCTTCGGCCTGCACACGACGCTGGCGCAGAACCTGAAGATGGGCGTGGTCTTCACCGTGGTCAGCATCGCGCGGTCCTTCGCCCTGCGGAGGGTGTTCGAGGCGATCCGGATGCGGAGCGCCAAATGATTGACCGCCGCCCCGGCGGGACGGCGGCCATCGACTTGTCGGGGTCGTTGCGTCAGGCGGCAGGGAGTTTGTACACGCGCCCCCGATCCTCGACCTTCTCGGAAGTCACCTCGAGACCGAGTTTCTTCTTCAGCGCCCCGGCCATCGCGCCGCGCACCGTGTGCGACTGCCAGCCCGTCGCGGCCATGATCTCCTCGATGGTCGCGCCGTCCGGCGCGCGCAGCATTGCGATCAGAGTGGCCTGCTTGGTGCCCTCGCGCGGCGTGCGCGTCTTGGGCGCGGGTTCGAGGGCAGCCGAGGTGTTCGGCTCGATGCCGATGGCGGCAAGGCCTGCGTCGGTGGCAACCAGCGTGACGCCGTGCCCGTCGCCGGTCTCGCGCCAGACGGGTTCGCCCTTGCGCATGTCCGCCTCGGCCTCTTCGAGCAAGCCCTTCGCGAGCATCGTGCCAACCACCTTGGCGGCGGCGCCACCCCGCAGGCTCTCGGGCAGCGGCAGGGCGATGTGCTCGGGCCGCTGGGCGGCGGCGCTGAGGATGATGGCTTGGTTGTCGGAAAGCTGGGTCATGGGGGCGTCTCCGTATTCGGGTCGCGTCCGTCGCGATCCCTTCTACGACCCCGAGCCGCGCCCGCGCGCGGCAGAGGTCCGGAGATTCCGGAGGTCAGTCTGCAAATTCGCCTTCGCCGAACGCGCTGTCGGTGATGCGCTTCAACAGGCTCGCGTAGTGTTCGAGGGTACCGACGTGGCCCCAGTTGATCTCGTCGGGATGGGCGTCGAAGTGGTCATCACTCAGCCTCTGCAGGCGGACGAGCATCGTGTCGATCTCGGCCTTCTTTTCAATGAAAGCCGCCAGCGCGGCTTCTTGGTTCCTGCGGGCCTTTTCGGCGCGGAGTTGGTGGCGGTCGGTCATCATCCTGCCCCCTCAGTTCTTCTGCTCGATCATCGCGAGGATCGCGCAGGCCATGCCGCCCAGAAACTCGCCGCGCCGGAAGACGATCTCGTCGATCTCGGTCGCGCGGGTGATGGCGGGATCGACCTGAAGGTCGGCGGCCATGTGCGGAAGCAGGCGGGCGGCTTCAAGGTTGTAGCGTTCGGCGAGGGTCATGGCAGGCTCCGTGGGGTGCATCGTTTTCGCAGGATCAGCTTCGCTCTGCCGGGGCTCACCATCCAGTATAATCGCAGCAATTACATGGCTTTAATCGGAGCGCGCGGATCATCTCATGTCGTCAGCCACGCAACCCATCGGCGTGATCGCGCGGCTCCTCGATCTATCCGAGCGCCGGGTCCAGCAGCTGAGCCGCGAGGGTGTGATTCCGAAGGCCGAGCGCGGCCAGTACGATCTGATCGGCTCGGTGCGCGGCTATGTCCGCTACCTGCGCGATCAGGCCACGAAGGCGCAGGCCGGTGCGCCGGATTATGCGGCCGAGCGGGCGCGCTTCATTCGGGCGCGGGCTGATCTCGCCGAGATGGAGGCCGAAGAAAAGCGCGGCGCGCTGATCGCGGCCGAGCAGATCGAGGCCGCCTGGATCGCCGTTCTGGCGCTTTTGCGGACCCGTCTGCTCGCGCTGCCGGACCGGCTGGCGCCGCAGGTTTTTGAACAATCAACCGTCGGAGACACCCGGAATCTGATCCGAATGACCATCCGCGAGGTGCTCGATGATCTCGCGCAGCCAGATGTCCAACTCGAAGCCAGCGCTGACATTGACGGGCTCCCCGATCCTGAAGCGGACGGTGGAGACGGCGCTGAAGGTGCTGCGCCCGCCGCCGGAACTGACGATCAGTGATTGGGCGGACGAGAACCGACGGCTGAGCTCTGAGGCCAGCGCCGAACCCGGGCAATGGCGCACGAGCCGGGCCGAATATCAGCGCGGGATCATGGAGGCGATCTCGGACGCCTCGACCGAGACGGTGGTCATCATGTCCTCCGCCCAGGTCGGCAAGACCGAGGTGCTGAACAACGCCTGCGGCTATCACATCGATCAGGATCCCGCGCCGATCATGGTGGTGATGCCGACCGAGCGCGACGCGGAAACCTGGTCGAAGGACCGCTTCTCGCCGATGGCCCGCGACACGCCCTGTCTGTTGGGCAAGATTGCCGATCCGCGCTCGCGCGACGGCAACAACAAGATCCTGCACAAGCGGTTTCCGGGCGGGCACCTGACCATCGTGGGCGCGAACGCACCCTCGGGTCTGGCCAGCCGCCCGATCCGCCTGCTGCTGTGCGACGAGGTGGACCGCTATCCGTTCAGCGCGGGCGCCGAGGGTGATCCGATCAATCTCGCCAGGAAACGCACGGTGACCTTCTGGAACCGCAAGATCGTGCTGGTCTCGACACCCACGAACAAGGGCACCAGCCGGATCGAGGCAGCCTTCGAGGAAAGCGATCAGCGCCGGTTCTGGGTGCCATGCCCGGATTGCGGGGCGGAACAGGTGCTGACCTGGACACAGGTGCGCTGGAGCAAGGGGCCCGAGGGCGACCACCGGCCCGAAACCGCGCGCTACCACTGCGCGGAATGCGATGCGGCGTGGCGGGACGAGACCCGTTGGGCGGCGGTCTCAAAAGGGCATTGGGTGGCGGAGCAGCCCTTCGCGGGCGTGGCGGGGTTTCACCTGAACGAGATCTACTCGCCATGGGTCAGGCTGGAGGCGATGGTGCGGGCCTTTCTCTCGGCTCGCTCCGGCGGGGACGAGACGATGAAGACCTTCGTCAATACGTCGCTCGGTGAGACTTGGGTCGAGACCGGGGAAGCCCCCGATTGGCAACGGCTCTACGACCGCCGCGAGGCTTGGAAGCCGGGCATCGTGCCCGCGGGCGGGTTGTTCCTGACCGCTGGGGCTGACGTGCAGAAGGACCGGATCGAGGTCGATGTCTGGGCCTGGGGCCGCGGGCTGGAAAGCTGGCTCGTCGATCACGTCGTGATCGAGGGCGGGCCGGACCGGCACGACGCATGGTCGGAGCTGACCGCGCTGCTCGACCGAAGCTGGCCGCATGAGCGCGGCGCGCATCTCAGGATCGCGCGGCTCGCCATCGACACTGGCTACGAGGCCCCGGCGGTCTATTCCTGGTCGCGGGCGCAAGGCGCTGCGCAGGTGTCGCCGGTGAAGGGTGTCGAGGGGTTCAACCGCTCGAGCCCGGTGTCGGGCCCGACCTTCGTCGACGCGACCGAGGGCGGCAAACGCCTGCGGCGTGGCGCGCGGCTTTGGACGGTGGCGGTCTCGACCTTCAAGGCCGAGACCTACCGCTTCCTGCGGCTGGCGCGGCCGACCGAGGAGGAGATGGCCGACGGGGCGGCATTCCCGCCCGGCTCGGTGCACCTACCGCACTGGGTCGAGAACGAATGGCTGAAGCAGTTCGTGGCCGAACAGCTGGTGACGGTGCGCACGAAGCGCGGCTTCGCCCGGCTGGAATGGCAGAAGCTGCGCGAGCGCAACGAGGCGCTGGATTGCCGAGTCTATGCCCGCGCCGCCGCCTGGATCGCGGGCGCGGACCGTTGGCCTGACGAGAAATGGCGCGACCTCGAGGATCAGCTCGGGTCTGCACCTTACGGTGACACCGATCCCGCCGGTCAAATTCACCGGCCCGGACAGGCTCCACAGGGCAAGCGCCGCTCCGACTGGCTCGCGCGGCGCGAAGGATGGTTTTGAACATGACAGACTGGACAGAAACCGAACTCTCGGCGCTGCGCCGGGCCTATGCCAGCGGCACGACACGGGTCAGCTATGACGGCAAGTCGGTGGATTACGGCTCGGCCGAGGATCTGCTCGCCCGCATCCGCACCATCGAGCGCGCCATTGCGGGCACCACCCGGCCACTGCCGGTGGCCGGACTGGCTGGCTTCAGCCGCGGAGATCGCTGATGTCGGCAAACTGGTTCGACAGTGCAATTGCCTCCGTCGCCCCTCGGGCCGCCGCCAGGCGCGTGCTGGCCCGTCAGGCCTTCGAGACCCTGACGCGCGGCTATGACGGGGCCGCGAAAGGGCGACGGACGGACGGCTGGCGCGCGCCAGGATCCTCGGCTGACACCGAGATCGGCGTCGCGGGGGCTCTGCTTCGCGACCGGATGCGTGATCTGGTCCGTAACAACCCGCATGCGGCGAAGGCGGTCGCGGTGCTGGTCAACAATATCATCGGCGCGGGGATCATGCCG